AAAGCCCCAGATGCCGCAGTATGCATTGCCACTCCTGTGAAATCTAATCCTGATGCTTGACCAAATTTCAAATCTGATGTCGCAAAACTATTAGCTCCACTAGAAACTGCTGCACTCGCTCCACTTACTGTCACACACCAACCACCACTAAGAACTTCCCTTGCATATCCTGAGATAATACGAGGAGAGCCATAATCAAATACTACTTGAAATCCTGCTGGATTTGCTACCATTTTTTCTTACCTCCAATTAAAATCTTTTACCTTTATAATTTTTCAATGTCATTGAAACTTTTCCGCCGACATTTTCAAAAATATAGTTTTCATCTTCAGGTTTTATGTCTTCTACAATTCCTTTAGTTTTATTCTCTACTTTAATTTCTTCTTTAACTTCTACTTTAGGTTCTTCTTTTACTGAAAGCTTATCTTTTTCAGCTTTCATTTTTTCAATCTTCAGAACCGTTACATCTTCTTCAAGTTTCTGAGCTTCTTCTTTAAGAAGTTCAAGTCTTGATTTTTCTTTTGCTATTTCTTCAACCATCTTTTCCTCCTCCATATTTTTAATTTTAACATCTGATTTAAGTTTATAACTTTCAGCTATTGCCATTACAAAATTAGCATTCGGGTCTGCAGGAACGGCTACTAAACTCAATTCAACAAATTGAATGCCTCTTGCCACCATCATTCTATCTGTACTACCTTCTTTTGTATATTCTTCGATATCTCTAACAGTTGCTCCAATACTTACACTTTTGATTAATCCCTGTTTAATCATATCTTGAGCTTTCTTATCTTTAATAATGCCTTGAAAAACTACTGCTTTTTTTTCAGAATTAAACATTACATTTTCGGTTGTGAAACCAACAATATTATCTACTTTATTCTCATGGTCTTTTAAAATCGGTTTATTTTTAAGAGTATAAGCTGCTGGTTCTAATTCTTCAGCCATATAAGTAATTCCATTTCGAGTAGTAGTTTCATTAATTGCTATTCCTTCAATCATTAAATCATCTTTATTGGGTGACATATCATTATTACCCATCATTTCAGAAATTGAAACATCGAATTTTAATTTTTGCCAATCCATATTAACACTCTCCTTTTCTCGCCATTGATTGTAACACATTGCCACTGCTTGTTTATTATCCATATTTGGTCTTTCTCCCTTTACAAATGAAACACAACGAGAAATAAATTCTGGTTCTTTTTCATTCTTATGTGGTTTTGGCAATGGCATATTAAAATCAACAATTCTTTATATATAAATCATTTGTAATAAATATATAATTATAAGAAATCTCTACGTCTTTGTTGTCTATGAGTTAATGCGTTTTTTCCTCGTTCGGTTTTTGGTTTAACATTGGCTCCATAAAGACTTGCATCTTCTCCTTGAACTTCATTCCCTATTCCTGCAAACATAACTTCAAATTTGCTTATATTTCCTGAAGTTCCTTCATCAGTATAATTTCCCATAATTACTTTATCTTCATTATCTAAAGAAGTATCGCCAGTTGTACTATCTAAAACCATATCTCCACTTTGTTTATTTCTTATAAATCTTTGTTGATTTCTACGATTTATTTCTACCATTTTTTATTCTCCTAGTTCCACATTAGGGGAAATACCACACCTGCAACGCACATGAGCAGGAGGAACTATTTTACTATTTATTTTAAATATTTTTCCATTTAAACCTGCACAAATCGGACAAGCCAAATCATCCATATTGGTCATCCAAATAAATTCTTGAACTCCGCTATTTTTATAATAACTTTTACTACCTTCGCTAGCAACTCTTACAGTTTCAGTTTGAGCTATTATTAAACTTCTGATATTTGCTGGAATAAAAGTAATAATTTTATCTTCACTTAATCTTTTAAGACTAGGTAAACCACTTTCTTCTATATTCTTAGCTATTTTTTTAATACTTTGACCTTCATTAAAACCTTCAATTAAATTATCTTTAAGATTTGCTATTTGAATATCATTAAGTTTTCCTAATTCCATTTCTAATTGAGTATTTGCTCTTAATAATTCAAACTTATCTACTTTAATAAAAGCTTTAATAAAACTTAGGAAAGTCTGATATTTAAATCCTAACCATTCTACAAGTTCATAATCCCTATCTTCATTTTGTAAACACATTTTATTTCCAAGATTTTCTTAAATCTTGTCCTTCATAAAATTGTTCTGTTGCTGGAATTTTAGGCAATGGTTCTTCTAATCCTTGTTCTCTCTGTTGTTCTTTAGTTTCTATTTTAGTTGTATCTAATCCCATTAATTCTGCCAATTCTAATTCATAAACTTGCCTGCTTTCCATTCCTAAGAAAGGATTTTCTAATATTTTAATAATTTGAGAAATCTTAATATTAATCTGTTCTTGACTTGGTTGTCCCCATTCAAATTCTACATGAATAACTAATCCGTTTGCTTCTAATATTCTTTTAAATATTTGTGTTTCTATTATCTTTTCTAATTCAACTTGAATACTTGTTGCCATTCTTTGATAAGCATCCATTTGAACTGCAGCTAATCCTTCAGGAATATTACCTCTCCCAAGTAATACTTCTGGAGTTTGAAAACTATATATTAAAAGATTCATATAATGGTCTAATGGGAAATTAAACTTTTCTCCAACACTTCCAAAATCAATATGTTCAATTTTTATATTATCTCCTACTGCCCATTCAGTTGTATTATTCATGTAAGAAAGTTTAGCACCAAAAGCATCAATACTATCTTGACTAGGTAAATCATTAGTATCTCTATTTCCTAAATAAGCTATAATTGGACTATTAGCTTTTCGTTCCATTAATTTATTCATTCCTTTTTCTAAATTTAAAAGATTATCAATAAGTTTAATTGCAGAACTTATAATTCCTAATCCATAAGCACAATCATCATATTCTTTAATATTCAAATGAGCTATTTCAAAAGGTTGAAATTCGATATAGTCATTTACATTTAATCCAATAACATTTGGTTTTAATTGTCGATATTTTAAAATATTGCCATATTTATCTCTTACAACATAAATATTATTTGCATTAAGAACTTTTGCACCTTGAGGAATTTCTGTTTTACTTCCGCCAAGTTCTAATGGACTAAAACCTTTAATTAAAGCTTGCCTAAGCCATTTCCTACCAATACTATCAAAGTTTACATCTTTAATCCAGTTATCTATAATTGTCTTTGCTCTATTGTCATCACTTAAAGTATAAAATCCAGGTCCCCAAACAAAATCAACTAACTTATCAACAATCGCTGTAACTAATCCAAAATCCTTATATAATCCTTGCATAAGTTCATAATTAATAGGATGAGGTTCTCCAATATTTTTAAAGTCAGTATCAATCTTTATTTCTCCTTTGGTATTAATTGCTTCTTTGATTGCAGGTTGATATACTACAAATGAAGTATTTTTTTTAGAGAATATTGCCATTTTAGATTATTAAACAAATAGAATATTTAAATCTTACTATAAATTTAGAAATCTAATTAATATAAGTTCTCTGACCTTTGAGTTTTATCCTCGGTTAAACCAAGACTTATTCTTATGCTCAGTCCTACTTTAAACAATATAAGTTAAACATCTCAAATATTTAAATTTTGTTATCCTATTGAAAAGTTACTAGAAAAACTATGCCAGATTGTATAAACTAATGCCATAACTTCATCATCATGAAAATCATCACTTTCACAAATTTTAACTTGTCCAGTTTCTGTAAATTCCCATTTAATTTTCATTAATTGACTAATAAGTTCTTTATCTTCGGGAATACTAATCTTTCTTTCTTGAAATAATTTGGCAAGTCTAAAAAACATTTCTGCTTTTTTATTACGGTAAATCTTTGAATTATAAGCTTTCTCTGCAAAATTGGCACCAACAACAGTTATATTCTTACTAACTTGATTTCTAATAAGTGGTGGAATACCTACACCTACACCAATACAATCAATATAAATCTTATTAATCATATACTTTTCTCGAAATTTTAATATTCTTCCTACAATCCCAGGAGTATTACTTTTAGCTTCTTTATAACATTCGAATATTTTATATTTTTGTCCATCAGTCCAAGCCATCCACATTATCGTTTTATCATCTCCTTGGTCTGCAACATCACAACCTAAAATGGTATCTTTAACTTCCAAATCTTTCTTTTCAAATAAATTAATACAAGCTCGGATATCTTCATAATTAAAAACTCCATTTATCGCTTCTGTTGGAAATTCTGCATCATAAAGAATTTTAAACTGAACTGGACTTAATTCTTGTCTTTGACTTTCTAAAAACTCTTTTGTAATTCTACCTTCATTTAAAGCATCTTGCCAACCAATATGTATTCTTTCAAATTCTGGATTATTCCAATGTTCAAAAAAATGATTTGCTCTATCCCACGGATTTCCAGTTTCTACAAGAAGACTATTTGGACTATCTCCAAGCAT